ATGTATTCGGTATCCTCGGCACCAATATAATCGATGAAAAGAGTATCTAGTCTACATTCACCGTCCCAAGTTAGCCCTTTTAGATACTCACGCACAGGATGGAACTTATTATCTTGCGTTACCTCCTGGAGCGCATCGTCGATAATGCCCTTACCCTTAATAAGGTATTTTGTAGCAAAGTAGTTACGAAGGCACGCATCATCGGTATCCGTCCAGTAAGGGGTTTCGTCCTTACCGCGCCATGGTAAATCGTCAATCACGACTAAGCGGTGCGCGAATTCATCAAGACGGATTTTACCTTTAAGTGTAGGGTCCTGTTTAAGTACTACTAAACAGTTGAACACATCAGATACAGGGGTACCGCTTTTATCACGCTTAAGCTTCGATAAAAAGTCCTCGTCATCATCCGTGATATCCTCGAATTCCATATCCGCCATACGTTCTTTATCGAGCAGGATTGGTGCAGCGCCGTCTTCGTTGACAAAGTCTATCATGTCTTTGTAGCTCGGAAGTTTGGTGACGCTGGTCTCATCTGCTGGGTCCTTATCTCCAAATAAGTGGATCCGGACGAGGTCAAACGCATTGACGAGCTTACCGCAGATTGGGTCAGTTGCATGGTTGGAGTAAGCAAAAGTATCGTTATCGTAAATANCCTTGCTTCTTAGCCGCATCAAGGCGAATTTGTGATTCCTTCTCCGATGTTGGCCAAAGGCTCGTATCACGCCAGTCTCTATAGGTACTCAAATAGGTATCTACTGAAACGAGTGCGCCTTCGCTGTGCTGGTAAACGTACTCCACATCCTTAGGATGGCTTGGCCAATACATAAGCCGTTCAGCCTGGTGCGTGGATGGGTCAAAGAACTCAATGCCGATGTTGTCTGCAATCCGTCTCGAGACGGCTTGATACTCATCCGGTGTCATAGGTCTATCGACTGGGATAATTACGCGATATCGTGGATTGTCAGCTGTGTGGCTATGTGTACTGTATAGTACGTATTCCATACCGCCTAATTCCATATCTAGGTCTACAATGAAATCTTCGCCAGGGTTATCCGCATCAAGAGTAATCAAGTACCGCTCTTTAACAGAGCCTCTAATCCGTCTACCATTACCGGGAATATAGCCACCCACAAAACCGCCGACGTCTTTCTTTCGGCCTTGATCAGCCTTAGACATCTTGGCGTATTCAGCAGCCGTTTCATTCGTTACAGTTGGCTCGGCCAATTTACTGACCAATTCGCTCCAAGTCATTTTATGAGACGTCCAGCTACGGGCGGAGCGACTTTTGCCCGTAGCTAAGATGATAGTAGTATCCATATTACATCGCTCCTCCCTTCGCAAACTGGATATCTCGTACATACGCCGGAACGCATAAGCCGTGAGATGTTACCCACTGCGTTACCGCTCCGTTGATATCGTGGTCTTCATACACGCCACGATTGTTTTTAAGTTTAGCCTGGTGTATCTCTACGAAGTCGTCCGCATCATTCCTCGGATTAACCTCGATACACGCTACTGGCTCGTTACATTTATAGACACCTACGATAGCACACGTTTCGGCTTTCACTTTCTTGATATAAGAGCTTACACAGTTATTAAGCTGTATGCCCATATCAATGATGCCGTGAGTAGAACCGATGGCCGTGAAGCGGTAACCGTTAACTATATCAGCTAGCACACGATGTGCTTTACGTTGCTGCACGATTTCGTCTTCCACTTTGTCAAACTTTTGCATTCTCGAGATTGTGTCATGTAGGTTACGCACCTGAATGCGAGTATCCCATACCTCTTTACGGCGACTTCTCGATAACTCAAAATACATACTAGCTGTATCTCTGATATCGTGATAGGAAGGTGCATTTCTAATGAATAAGAACGCCTGGCGCTCGCCGTATTGATGGCTAAGGATGTTAACAAATTTACGAATGACAGATAAATCGCGGTCATCACGCCACAATGGCCAAGACTGAATATAACTTGTATTATCGGCGTTATCCTTGATGACGTCGACCATCGCCTTTTGGTAGTCCTTGTTCTTAAATAACGTAGCCATAACCTTGATGATCTTCGCATAGAAGAACGGTCTATCGTGGAGTAACCGGCGAACCCATCGGGTATCAGGTAAGTTATGAGCCTTGATTAAGGCCTTTACAAAGGAATCACCTTTCATAGTTAACTCTAATACATCGCTCATGCCAAGTGTCTCGTTAGGGAATTTCCGATTATAGTAATCGTCATAGTCACGCTTAAGACTATCATTGATAGCTGGTGCATCCGGAGCTTGTAATTTCCATACTAAATTATGAAGTAGGTTATCGAAGGCTCCGTACTTGTTAGATACCTGTACGCCTTGTCTAATACGTTTGACTTTATATCCTACGACTTTAGATAACTTCTCGAAGAACACTTCTTTTAACACCTTGGCGAAACGTTTCAGCTCATCTTGATGGTTATGCAGTCTGCAGTCAGGTGTGGCTACAAACCACTCTAATGATAAAGGGCTGTTGCTTAAACGCGTAGGGGAAACCGTCGATTCTTCGACGACGTCGCTGCGTGAGCGTTTCTTAAGTATGATAAAGGTTTTTCTTTGCTTGAAATCAAACCGTACTACATCGATGACGTGAGATTTATATCCTTTGTATATCATCCCATTATCTCCGTCGGCGTATACCGTGTCGTACTCAAATTGCACGTCCAGTTTATCGCCCCTATCTATAATGGATAGGTCCAGGGAGAGAGGAACTGTGGCGCTATACCCAACTTCTGCAGTAAACCCCTTAGCGTTGATCCGCTCACCGCATTTTGGGCAATAGAACTCATCTGATTCCCGGCAAGGCACTATCCCGAACCCATTAGATTCCATTGGCCAAAGATTAGCGAAGGAGTGTTCGCAAGGTACATGGTAATAACTTGCAGGGTTAAAAGGTGATACTTGATTGCGCCGTACCAGGTCGTACAGCCTTTGTACTTGTAGATTGAATAAGACCTTCATAAGGCGCTATCCTTTCTTATAACAAATCGTCTAAATCATCTTCTTCAGGAGTTTCCTCAACTACTGGAGCTTCTACTTCTTTCTTTTTGGTAGTACGTTTGCGCTTAGGTTTCTCTTCAGGTTTCTCTTCTGCTGTTGGAGTAGCTTCAGGTTCTTCCACCTTAGGAGCTTCTACTTTCTTGCCGTTTAATATCTTAAGCGCGAGGTCGCAAGCAGCAATACATCCTTCGCAATATGCCATAGCTGTGTCTTTACGTTCACTGGCCGGTGCATCTTTTACGAGTTCATATAAGCCGTCGATTGCTTCGCGTTGTTGTTGAATTTGTTGGTTTGATAGTTTCATAAGAATTGTCCTCCTAATCCTTCATGTAGTAAGGGTTCTCAAACCCTGCTGCGTTTAATATGAGGCCCTCATTCCAGGGCTCCGGTTCACACATAATATCTATTACTTCTTCTAAACTGCCTTCGCCTATAGGCGCTTCGATAACCACTTCGTCGTGGATATGGGCTACAATTTTGTAACCAGCTTTAGAAAGCCGTAGCATTGATGCGGCTAAGCAATCTCTTGCTACAGCCTGTACAATGTTTTCGACGAGCTTTCCGCCGTAGGTTTCAACTCTGCCCCATGTATTCTTAACCTGATCCATACCATCATACTCAATCGATTCGCTACCGAATCGGTTAAGCCCCAGTCTAGGTCTTGCATAGGCAAGTCTTCGACCGGACGGTAATTCGATGAACAGGAAGCCTTTCGATTTAAAGAATTTAATATTGCCTTGTCTAATTCGTACGGGTTCTCCTGTTCTCACTACTTGCTTTGCTGCGCTGTCTGCATCTTTCCAAAATTTCGTAATTCGTGGACTTGCTTGTCGCCAAGCTTCGATGATACCAGGTAATTCCTTTTCTGGAATTTCACCTTTAGAATCCATCGCTTTCATAGCGCCTACACCGCCACCATAGCCGAGCGCTAGTTCTGCTACCTTGCCTTTTTGGCGAAGGTGACCATTAACGCCGTGCTTCTCGACTGGTACGTGGAACATACTGGATGCGGATGCACAGTAGATGTCGCCACCTTGAGCAAATACATCCTGGCGCCACTTCTCGTGAGCTAGCCAAGCAATTACACGGGCTTCAATAGCACTAAAGTCAGCTACAATAAATCGGTGCCCGTCTTCTGCTACAAGAGCAGTACGGATAAGTTGCTTAATCACATCACCAGGGTTTCCGTAGAGTAGGTCTAGCATTTCTACATCTCTACTTTTAAGGACTTCCCGAGCGGTGTCTAAATCTTCTAAGTAGTTACGAGGGAGGTTCTGTAGTTGTACTACACGGCCTGCCCATCGTCCACTACGCATCGCTCCATAAAACTGAAGCATGCCGTGGATGCGACCATCTGAACACACAGCGTTTTTCATGGCCAAGTATTTTTTGATGGAGGAATTACCGAGCACCTGTCTATTTTGCAGTACCTTGCGTACATCAGAGGGGATATCCTGTGCCAAGAGGTTTGATACATCGTCTTTTCGCATTGTCTCTAGATCATATCCCAGTCTTGCAGTTAGCCACTCTTTGAGTTGCATGGTACTGTTAGGATTCTCTAATCCTGTTAATATCTTGGATGACTCGGTAGCTTCTTCCACGATTTCGTCGTTACACGCAAGTGCTGCATCGACGAGTTCCATATCTACTTTTACGCCTCGCCAGTTGATATCTTGGTCAAGTAACCAGTACTCGTGCTCGATAGCAGGTGGTTTTAGCGAAAGTAAGCGTTTACGAATTGCCTTCTCTACTACTACGTCTTGGCGGTTGTACTCAATATATTCCGCCCATTTCTCCGGCGCATCCTCAGGCATATTACGTGTCTTAGGATTTGTCTTAGTAGGCTTACGTGGTACAGAGAAGAATTGAATTAAGCGTTTACCTCTTGCGTCTTTAGCTTCTCCTAATCGTAAAGCCTT